GTGTTATCAACATACCTGAAGGTCTTAGGGGTATCAATGATAATAATATCGGGTCTACTGCTAATAATAAGATTAATGAGAATGCATTACAATTTTCTGTATATGGTGCAGTTGTACCTGATGTAACTGTGCCTGATGTTATACTGCCTTATGCTGGTCAGTCATTTAAGCTGTCTAGTAATACAAGGCCTCCGTACGCAAACGTAACTGTTAGTTTCACCGTTGATAATAAATTTAATAACTATTGGGTCATATATAAGTGGCTAGATCTGCTTAATGATGATAAGGAATCTGTATTTGATGCTGCGGACATTGCAGACACGACCAAAGTATCATCAGAATCTCGTACTTCAGATAAAAAGCGAAATAGATCATCTACCCCACCAGAGCTGTACCAATCTCTTATTACTATATATGGTATGGATGAATTTGACAAGCCAGTAGTTCAATTCGACTACACAAAAGCATTTCCTGTTTCCTTAGGTGGTATTAATTATAATTACCGAGAATCTGGTGAGATTGAAATAGAATTCGAATTTGCATTCTCGCAATTAATAGTGAAGTTACCGTAATTTTTATCCCGTCGAGCCATAAATAATATTATGGCACGTACAATTCAATCACCAGGTGTAGAGATTAATGAGATAGATCTGTCTCTAAGACCTAACATACCTGCAGGCACCACAGTTCTAGTCCCAGGCTTTTCAGATAAGGGCCCTACAGATGAAGTTATTCAAGTAACGAGCGCAAGTGAGTTCGAGCAAATCTACGGATTGCCTACTACACCAGCAGAACGCTACTTCTATCACTCAGTTAGACCACTCTTCAACTCACCAGCTAATATTATGGCGTATAGACTGCCATACGGTGATGATAAAGGTCAAGGGTTCGGTAACACATACGGAGCACTTGCATACCCTGCAGCTGGTGTTGCACTATCCGGAAAAGGTGTCGATCTGGAGACATACACACAACCAACTTCAAGTAACTCAAACGGTGATGAAGTAGATGTCCCCGGTGTATATGTACTCGGTAAGCCCTACCACATGGAGTTGACTCAGGAGCAATACTTCCAGGTACTTCAAAATGAAGGATTCGAATGGTCGAACGATATGTCCCCACCGCCAGACTCATACGCAAGTCTAGGTAACGCTGCAGTAGTTGTTCTTAATAAGGGCCAGACGACAGTTAATAGCCGGTTTGAAGGATACTATCTCGGTCTTGCAGATAATACTAACTTAAATGACGCAACAGACTTCGATGCTATATTAACGGCTGAGACCGTAGCCACTAGCGCAGCTGTTACATCTAACTACCTAAGGCTACCAACGCAGAGATTAAACTTCACACTATCCGGTGCAAATGATGCAACGACTAATACGTTCGGTCAAGAGACTGACAGTATATCTGAAGTAATGGAAAATCTCACAGAGTTCGATATTGCAACACCGCAATACGACGATGTACTATCAGTTGGCTTATTTAAATTAAGACAATCAGTATTTGCTGCTGACGTTATCAAGCTCGATTACATCTTATCTGAAAACTATGTTGGTTCATTTGATTTCCATAGACAACGACAGAGCCAGCAAGGTGGTGCTCCTCAGAGCTTCTTCTTAGGATTTAGAGAAGATGATTCACCTAATATATCAATTGTTATTAACGATAACTTATCACACAGAAATGGTGATACTTACCTCGACCTTAATGGTAACCCTATTAACAAGATAAGAATTGCTAGTAGTAAGTTCATCATCAACGAAGCACAAGGCATCGATGGTGACCCCGCCTACAGTAGGTACCAGGAACTATCAGGTGGTTATATCCCAGAATCCTCATTACTACCGCTTACCGGTACTGGGACGCCAGCAAATTCCGCAATTAACATCTCTCTTATCAACAACGTCTTCGCTACATTATCTGGAGCGGTTGATACCCTAGGAGCAGCTGACTCATTATTTACTGTAGGTGCATATGCTAATGCTAACTTACAAGCAACTCAAAAGGATCTAGGTAGTGTACCAAAGAAGATTGATAGATTGCTTGATACCATTGAAAACCCTGAAGTGTTTGATCTGGATATTACTATCGAAGCTGGCTTAGGTACTATTAACGCTGCGAGAAAAGATAATGGCGATGATAAGTACTTCGATGATCTAACCAATGTTACAGCAATGTCCGGTTTCTACAAATCAGACATCACTAAGATATCTTCTGAAGCACAGACTTATAGAGATAACTGGAAGACAGTCTACAATAGGTTCAATGACTTCGCAGAGAAGAGAAGGAAGGATCATATGTTTATTGCCGATTTACCAAGGCCTATATTCGTACAAGGGCGTAACTTCAAGACTCTAGACGATCCTGAAAAGAACTTCTCCTTGAATGTATCGAAGCCAGTACAAGCCTTCACAACTATTCTTAATTCAAGTTACTCCACTACATATGCTTGCTGGACTAAGGTTTACGATAGTTCATTAGACGATCAAGTATGGGTACCATTCTCTGGTACTGCTGCAAGTCAATTCGCTAATACAGATGCTAACTTCCAACCATGGTTCGCGCCTGCTGGATTTACTAGAGGTAGAGTTGGTAGTGTTAATGATATTGCGCTATATCCGAAGCAGAAGCAAAGAGACCAACTTTATAAGAACTCAGTCAACCCAGTTGCGTTCTTCCCAGGTGACGGTTTTGTAACATTCGGTCAGAAGACCTTACAAGCAGCTCCGACAGCATTTGATAGAATTAATGTACGTAGACTGTTCTTGAATCTCGAGAAAGCAACGAGAAATACTGTTAAGTACTTCTTGTTCGAGCCTAATACGCTACTCACGAGAACGAGAGTCATTAATACACTCACACCAATATTCGAGAATGCTAAGAATACTGAAGGATTGTATGATTACTTGATCGTATGCGATGAAAGAAATAACACACCAGACGTTATTGACCAGAATGAGATGGTAGTAGATATCTACTTAAAGCCGGTTCGTGCTGCTGAATTCATTCTTGTTAACTTCTACGCTACTCGTACAGGAACAGACTTTAACGAGATCATCGGTTAATAACCATATCCGTAATAACCCTTAACAAAAAGCCGATCCGAAAGGATCGGCTTTTTTTGCGCATCATAGACTAAATAATTATATGATTCATTTCAACGTTTTAGTATATACTTTAACGAAATCGTGGAGAAAAGATTAAATATAATTAGTTATGGCAGACGTACAACAAACAATACAAGACTTTTACACTCAGGCGCAAGCAAAAGATTTCGCAAGAAACAACTTGTTCAGAGTACTTAACATCGACTTTGGTAGTGGTAGTGATGTATCTATTGGAGAAGATGATCTAATATATGCTACAACAGCTACTTTACCTGGTAAAACAATTCAGGACGTCACAGTACCTTATATGGGACTAGACTTTCATGTACCTGGTACTGTTAAGTATAACAACTCCGCTGGTTACTCTCTAACCTTTAGAGCTGACGAATCATATAAATTGTATGAGAAGTTCCAACAGGTTATTAATGACACGTTTGACGATTCAACATCCACAGGTAACTACTTTACACCTAAAGCTGATTCTGTAATCGACTTAGTGCAGTTAGATAAGGAATTAAATAAGCAAGCACAATACCAACTAGTTGGTGCAAGTATACGTTCAGTCGGTGATCTTTCATACGATGTAACGGCTTCTGGTGATGTTCAAACCTTTACCGTTACTATTGCCTACCAATATTATAGAAAGACTTCATAACATCTATTTTATAACTTTAAGAGCCGTACCTATATAGGTACGGCTTTTTTTTGCTTAAATATTTGTGTATGAGTATTCTTAACGCGGCGGGCAAATTTCTACAAGGTGTAACTCAAGGTAACCTCGGTGGGTCATTAGGGGCACCTAATGTAGGGTTACTCGGTACTAATATACCAGGTGTACCGTTAGTTAGTTTTAGAGATTCGTTTTTAAAATCCATGGAGTCATGGGTAGGTACTATACCGCTAAGAACTCAGTATATTATTTTCTTCGATAGTTTTCCTAGTGGATTGCGTTCTCACGTAATACAGAACCTTGAGCCGGTAAAAGCAGATAAGAAAGGTTTTGATGTCGACAGAGCGAGAGCAGTATTAACATCTTATCCATTTCAAGGTATTAATGGTTGTATGTTTGCGCAGGGTGCTGCTATCCCAGACGATACGTTTCAGACTGGTCATGCTGAAATTGCGAATAACATGGGCTATATACCAGGTCTCGTCGGACAGGGTCGTGCAAAATTCTCACCACTTACTATAAACTTTAGAGAGACTAATACATCATTCGTCGATAGCCTGGTCAGACCGTGGGTTATATTAGGTGCACACGCTGGTATGGTTGCTAGACCTGATGACTCAGTGCTAAATGTTAAGACCAATGTAACCATAGTACAGTATACGAGATCATTTCAGAAACTATCACAGATACCTAGAAAGGTATGGAAGTTTTATAACTGTGTACCTACAAGTGTTGATACGAGAAATCTATCATATGATAGTGAAGCACTCGAGACATATAATACTAGGTGGGCATATACTAATTATACCTTAGAGGATAATTTATACTTGCCATTACCTGACCTGATTGATAAAATATTTTAATGGTCTCAAGTCAATTATCGATACCTCTTAAACGAGGCCTAGTATTCTTTAAGGAATTATCTTACTTAGAATACAAGAATATATGTAAGATGCTGCTTTCTAGCGATCTCGAAGAGATTAATAATTGCTTCGAGGCGATTACACAACGTATATCATCGAGTTTCGACCTCAATATTATCGACAAATTTGAAGCATTAATATATATCAGAAACTCTATACTAGGTAATGACTTAAAACTTAATATCGACGATAGAGATGTCAATTTTTCATTAAAGGACTTATGCATAGGCATTTTTCAGGAGGACACCTTTGAATATAAGGGGTGTAAATTCAGAACACCAGAGTATTTTTACAATAAGGATATTACAGCTACTGTAGCAGATTACCTATATGAAGTAAATGGCAATGATTTAGATAAGTTTTCAATACACGAAAAAGCCTTAATATTAAACGAGACAGATATACATATTATAAAGGTTGTAGGTATTATAAATGGTATCAGGGATAAGAGTAGTGTAGCTATCTTAGATAACGGTGCAGAAATTAATGTATATAATGCTTCAATACTATACTTTCTGAAAGAAATTTTTAATAGTGATTTAATGGAAATGTACGAATTCGAGTATAGTGTCACGCAGCGTTTGAATCTAAAGGGTAGTGATCTACTACACTATACATTACCAGAGCTTAAAATTAATTTAAATTTCTATACTAAAGAGCAGGAGGCGAAAGCTGAGGCTGAGAACAGTAGAAATTTAGATAGTGGCGTGTAAATATAGATATGTCCGATGTAAATAGTATTATTCAAGAGCTTAAGAAAGCTAAAAAGGTTATAAGTGTATTCTCACCTACACTTAAAGGCAGTGTTGATATTGCACCTATTACACTCGCGCAACAATCTAAAATCATTGAAACTGTAGCGAATATTACATCTAGCGCTAGTAGCCCTGTTTTAGCTATCTTAGAATTTAACAACGTGATGTACTCTATTCTTAAAAAGAATATTAAGGAGTATCAACCTGTATTTAGTACTA